GGCTATGCTTAATACTTGGGCTACCAACGTGCTGAAGGTAGGGGTTACACCCAAGTTCTTCTCTATTGAAGATTATGCTTCTGATATTGACCAAGCTCGTCTGTTTACTGGTATGACAGTATCGACTATGGCAATCTCTCTAGCACCTAACCAGATGGTCACTACCACGTTTGGTATGGTTGGCAAGGACATGACTGTCAGCGCAACACAAAAGACACAGACAGCCGCTGCCAACAATGCCCCCTTTGATGCTTACTCGGGTGACATCGCTATCGGTAACGTAGGTTCAAGCTCTGCTGTAGCTATCGTAACTGGCCTTGACTTTACTCTGAACAACTCCTTTGCCCCTACCTTCGTGATTGGTGATGCTTCTGCCCCTTCGCTTGAGTATGGTCGCGCAGAGATTGAAGGTACTATCACAGCTTACTTTGAAGATACGGCTCTGATTAACCGCTTCTTGAATGAGACTGAAACAGAACTCGAAGTATCGGTGAATGATCCAACTGGAACTAACGCCTACACCTTCTTGTTCCCCCGTATTAAGATTAACAGTGCAGATGTTCCTGTAGATGGCCCTACCAGCCGTATCATCAATATGTCCTTTGTGGCTTTGTATGATGCAACTGAAGCCTCTAACTTGGTCATTACTCGTACTGCTTAATAACTAAGAATCCCTAGCTAGGGTAGAGGAAGCATAGGTGTCGGGTCTTATGCTTCCTCGCACTAATTACTGACCCGACAAACAAACCCCCGACAGAACCTAAAAGGAAATACCCGACTATGGACTTGCTAGACCTGACCCCTAAATCTGAAGTTATTGTTGTTACACTTAAGCACCCTGCCACTGATGAAGTGCTTAAGAATGAAGACAAGAGTGACATGACGATTACCCTATTTGCCCCTCACTCTAAAGAATACAAGAAAGTTCTGCATGAGATGACTAATAAGCGTCTTAAGAAGATGCAAGGCAAAGGGACTAAAGATATTACAGCAGAAGAAATTGAGGAAATCTCCCTTGATAGCTTGGCTAAGACAACAAAAGAATGGAACATTACCTTTAGTGGTGAGAAGCCTAAGTTGTCCCTAGAGAAAGCTCGTGAGGTTTACGAAAAAGTATTCTGGATCAAGGCTCAAATTGAACAAGCATCGGAAGAAATTCTGGGTTTTATGAAAGCCTAACTTGTCAGTTGTGCGAGTGGGCTGAACATCAGTTTAAGCTCAACAAACCTGACAAGGATGGCATTACAGAACGAGAGCATCTTGAACAAGTAGAAAGGCAGATTGGACGTAGACTTGAAGCATTGGAACCCCCGACAGATTTCCCAATGATCTTAAGTCACGTCTGGTCTGCCTTTTTGACGTTGAGTAACAGAAGAAGTGCAGGGTTTTCTGGGCCTAACCCAATTACCTTTGAACAGATAAAAGCGTGGAAAGAACTGACTGAAACACCGATAGATGCTTGGGAGATAGAAGCAATTATTAGGTTAGATGGAGTCTATATGGGGGTGGCTAATGGCTGACGATCTTATAATTACTATTGGGGCTAATGTCAAAGGCGTTGTCACTGCTATTGATACTACAAAAAGTCTTGAGAGTAGAGTAGTTAAACTTCAAAAGGCTATTGACGAGGGTAGAATCTCAAATAGTCAGTTTGATATGGCACTACAGAAACTAGCTAAGTCTTCCAAAGGTTATGAAAAGTCCGTATTGGATTACTCTAAGGCTCTGCAAGTAGCAAATAAAGCTCAGAAAGAAGCAGCAGCAGCCGAAGCTCTTGCTAAGAAAGAAACAGAGGCTTTTGCACAAGCTCGTAGAGAAGCTATTGCTATTAACACTCAGTTTAACACTCAGCGTAAACTTGAAGTAGCAGAGGCACAAAGGGCAGTAGCAGAAGAACAAAGACTTAAGGCTAAGTTCATCGAAGGTTATGCTGCGATGGATATTTACTCTAAAGAATTGAATGACCTTGCTATTGCCCGTAAAACTGATATTATTACGGCTGAACAACAAGCAGCGGCAATAACCAGACTAAACCAACAGATGACAGCGGGGACGGGAGTTTTCTCTGGTTATGGCGCTAATGCTCAAGCAATGACTAAGAAGAATAACCAGCTTGGTGTCGCAACACAACAGTTAGGTTATCAAGTTGGTGACTTCTTCGTTCAAGTTCAATCTGGGACTAACCCAATGGTTGCCTTTGGACAGCAGGCCACACAGTTAGTAGGTGTCTTACCTCTAGTTGCCGCTCAATTGGGTTTGACCACTGCTGCTGCTACAACTCTTGCTGCTGTACTTGGCATTGGGATACCCATCTTTACTGCTGTTGGTGCAGTACTTTATACAATGTACATGAACTCAGAAGACGTAAATAAATCTTCTGAAGATGCTATTGATGTTTTCCAAAGACTAAGGGATGCAACAAAAGAACTTTATACAGAGCGTATGAAACTCATTGACCCTAAGTTTGATGAGAATCTTGAAGGAACTCAAAGTAAGCTACAAGAACTCACAAAAACCTACGAAGATGCCGCTATAAAGGCAGAAGAACTTTCTCGTATACAAGCCATAGGTGGTCGCGCGGCTGCATCTGTTTCTCAAACCATGGAGTTGGCTAAAGCAGAAAAAGAGGCTGCTGATGCTGCTGTAAAAAAAGCTAAGGCTGAACTTGCTGCTTATCAACAAGAAGTCGGACTTGCTAAAGCACGGGAAATGAATAATGCCCGTATTGATGCTCAAAACGAACAAGGTCTTCGTGACCTAGAAGCAAAGAGAGCTTTGGGCATTTCTATTCTGTCTACTATTGTAGAGGAATCAAGAAAAAGGGCTGAGATCGCTAAGAGCATTGGGGAAGCGCACCTTGATGCACTAGGTCTCTCTACTGTAAATATCGAAGGTGGAATTAACAGGGCAGCAGAAGCAGCTAGAGTTCTTGCTTCAAATTTGGGCATCTCTTTATCTGCTGCTACAAATATGGTCAATCTGGCTGCTAGTGACAGGTTAAAGCAACTTCAATTTGAGTTTTCCGCTGGCGGACAAGCCATGCAAAGATATGGCTCTCGTGGTGCTAATGTTGGTGCAGGTATGCCCATGATTGGCCCAGATGGTATCCCAATGTTGCCAAGCACAGGTAACGGCGGTGGTGGTGGCGGGGGTGTTGCCAGTCCAGATGCTCTTGAAGCACTTCTAAAGAGAGTAGAACTTGAGAAAGAGCTACTTGGTACATCAGAAGCATATAAAGAGGTTATGCAAGCCATTAAAGGCTCTGATAAAGAATATTCTGATGCAGCTATTCAAGGGGCTGTTGCTCGTCTAGAAGCCATTAACAAAGAAAAAGAAGCTCTGCAACAAATGCAGTCTCTACAGCAAAGCGTGGCTGATACTATCGGTGATGGTCTTATGTCTATTGTAGATGGCACAAAGACTACAAAAGAAGCCTTTAGAGATATGGCACGTGACATTATCAGACAGTTGTATGATGTTCTTGTTGTGCAGCGTCTTGTTGGTAATGCACAGAATGGAACTGGTATTGCTGGCTTAATTGGTGGCTTGTTTGCTAATGGTGGTGCTTTTAGTGCTGGTCGTCAAATCCAAGCCTATGCTAATGGTGGTGTTGTTGGTGGCCCTACTTACTTCCCTATGGCTGGTGGTAAAACTGGTCTAATGGGTGAAGCTGGCCCAGAGGCTATCATGCCACTCAAGCGTGGTAGAGGTGGTAAACTTGGTGTTTCTGTCGAGGGTGCTTCTGGTTCTGTTGTTGTCAATAATAATATCAATGTAACTGGTGGCTCTGATCCTGCCGCTATTCGTGCTGAAGTGGCGAAACTTATGCCACAGATTACAAGTGCCACTAAGAGTGCCGTTATTGACGCTCGTAGACGTGGTGGACAAATGAAAGCTGCGTTTGGCTAAGGAAAGATTTTATGGCAATTACTTACCCACTAACACTACCTACCTCTATTGGTATTGCTAACATTACACTCTATGCTAACAATGCCGTTGCAATTAGTCAATCTCCCTTTACTTTCCAGCAACAAATTATTCAACATGCTGGTCAAAGGTGGACAGCTTCGGTCTCTATTCCACCAGTACGTAGGGACTTAGCTGAACCTTGGAACGCTTTTCTATTGGCTCTAAAAGGGCCTGTAGGAACCTTCCTCTTGGGAGACCCTAATGCTAAGGCCCCTAGAGGAACAGCCTCTACAGCCACGCTTACAGGGACTGCTGGATCATCTAGCCCTACGATCACTATGACAGGTACTTTGCTGGCTGGTGACTATATTCAGCTTGGCTCTAATGGTACATCAACTCTGCATAAAGTACTTGTTGATCGAAGTGGTAGCGGGACTCTAGAGATTTGGCCTAAACTTCGTTCTTCTGTGACAGGTGCTACTGTAACACTAAATAACACTGTTGGCAGGTTCCGCTTGTCTAGTACTCAACAATCATTCAGCATCGACAGTGCCAGCATCTATGGTATTAGTTTTGATTGCGTAGAAGCCCTATAAGGTAATCACATGCCAGATAAGAAAATCTCAGAACTTACTCCCCTAACTGGTGCTAATGCTGCTCTAGATGATTTGTTGCCTATTGTAGACACTAGTGCTATTGAAACAAAGAGTATTACTAGAGGGGAGTTTTTCCTTAATCTGCCTAGTTTTAGTACCATTGATATTAACGGGGGTACTATTGATGGAACACCCATTGGGGCTACCACACCCTCTACAGTAGCTGCGACAACTGGTTCTTTTACAGGTGATCTTTCTGTTGCTGATAAGATTGTCCACACTGGTGACACTAACACTGCCATTAGGTTCCCTGCTGATGATACAGTGACAGTCGAGACAAATGGTCTTGAGCGTGTTAGAGTAGATAGTGCAGGTAATGTTGGTATCGGTAAATCCCCTAGTTCTGTTCTTGATGTTAATGGTCAAGTAACCCGTCTGTTTGCTAACGTAGGCACTAACACTGTTGCACAAGCTCTAGCAACAAACCATGTCAGCCAAGTTACGATCAGTGCAAGCATTACTCTCACGACGACTGTACCACCCGCAGGAACTACTGCTCGTGTAATTATTGTAACCAGTGGGACTACTTCTAGGACAGTAACTTTTGGTACTGGATTTAAGGCAGTCAGCACTTTAGCAACTGGAACTGTATCTGGCCGTAGGTTTGTTATTACTTTTGTGAGCGATGGTACGCAACTGCTTGAGACAAGCCGAACTTTGGCGATAACAGTGTAAACTTATAGGGACGGACAGTATGAGCAGAGATATAGGTATAGTTACAGTTGCAGAACTATCAAAAGAACTCCTCGCACCATTCTTTGCTGTTGAACTTGATTTTGATAGTGGCCCACTTTATCTCTGGTCTGGTTATGGTGATCTGGTCATTGATGATAAAACCTATCTGGGCGCAGGCCAATTCCTAAATATCTCCTCTGTATCAGAAACCACTGAAATGGAAGCTAAAGGGGCAGTTATCACACTGTCTGGAATACCTTCTAGCTTTTTATCTTTAGCTCTACAAGAGCCTTATCAGGGTAGAGAGTGCCGTATTTATTTTGGCCTTGATCTGAGTAGCGAAGGTATCCTACAAGAATCTGGCTCTTTTATCCTTCTAGAGAATGGCAGTCTTTTAGGCCCAGAGGATTCTGGTATAAGCCTGACAGAGATTTTCTCTGGTGAACTCGACCAGATGAATATAGAAGAAAGTGTTGATTCAGCTACTATTTCTGTAACCGCTGAAAACGTCTTGGTTAAACTTGGTCGCCCAGTTGTTAGACGATTTACCAACGAAGATCAAAAATCTAGGTTCCCCAGTGATCGTGGTCTAGAGTATGTTGTTTCGCTACAAGATAAAGAAATTTTCTGGGGAAAGGCTGCTCCAAAGTGATAACTTATCGACAAGAATCTCTCGTTACAGTTAAAGCAGATATTATCCCCTTGCTGGAAAAACACTGGGAAGAAGTTGCCCTCAATAAAGAAAAGATCAAACTAAACCCTGATTGGGATGCTTATGCTAACCTAGAAGATGCTGGCGTTCTTAAGATATTTACTGCTAGGGAGGATGGCAAACTTGTAGGGTATTTTGTTGTTTTTGTAAAGTCTCATATCCACTATAAAGACCATCTATTTTGCTATAACGATGTGATTTTTGTAGACGAAGAATATCGTAAAGGCTTCACTAGTCCAAGACTTATTAAGTTTGCTGAAAAGTGTTTAAAGGCAGATGGGGTCGAAGTTATGATTGTAAATACTAAGAGGCACAAGCCTTTTGATTCCTTGTTGGTTTGGCTAGGATATAAGCATATAGAAAATCTTTACTCAAAGGTGTTGTAATGGCAGTTTCAGCAGTAGTTGCACTCCTATCAACTGGTGTAACAGTTCTTACTGGCGGTGCGCTAATCTTAGGTTCTGTTGTTAGTCATTTTCTAGTTACAACAGCTATGGGAGCAGCTCTTAACGCACTTACCCCAAAGCCAAGCGCAAGAGGTGGTGGTGGATATAGTCTTCAAGGCGCTTTTGGTGCAGCTTTAGATCACCAGATTATTTATGGAGAAACTAGGGTTGGTGGCGCGCGTATCTACGATTGCACTACTGGGGCAACCAATACTAACTTGCACAGAGTTATAGCTTTTGCTGGGCATGAGATTGATAGCTTCCAGCAAATTTATTTTAATGATGAACTTGTGACCCTTGATGCTTCGGGAAATGTGACTTCTCCACGTCGATACAAAGGTTTTGCTCGTATTAAAATTTATCTAGGCACTGATACACAAATAGCAGACCCAAACCTTATTTCTGAAACTGCTAGTCTGACTTCTGCCACTGGTAAATGGACAGTTGACCATAGACTACAAGGCATAGCTTATTTGTATATTCGTTTTACTTACAATGCCAATGCTTTTCCAAATGGTGTTCCTACAGTATCGGCTGTCATTCGTGGCAAGAAAGTCTATAACCCTGCAACAACAACAACCTCTTGGAGTGATAATCCAGCCCTTTGTATTAGAGATTACTTGACATCTGCTTATGGACTAGACCAGCCACAAAGTAGAATAGACGACGATCTGGTTAATGCTGCTGTGGCCATTTGTAATCAAACTGTCGAGGGTGAGAAACGCTACACTTGTAACGGAGCTTTCACTACGGACGCTGCCCCAGAAAATGTCTTGAATGATTTGTTGACTAGTATGGGTGGCCTTCTTTGGTATGGTCAAGGTAAGTGGCGGATGAAAGCCTCATCTTGGACAACCCCTCTTGTCTCCTTTGATGAAGACGATCTAAGGTCTGGTATCTCCCTTTCAACAAGACATTCTCGTAGGGACAGCTTTAACTCTGTCAAAGGTAAGTTCAAAGGCCCAGAGAGTGAATACCAACCAGCCGACTATCCAGAAGTCGCAGAAGCCTCTTACCTAGCTGCTGATAATGGTTTAGTGAACGTCCTAGACCTTGCTCTACCCTTCACTTCTTCGAGTAAGACAGCACAAAGAATTGCCCGTATTGCCTTAAATCGTAATAGAGAGCAACTTACTTTTAGCGCATCTTTTGGTATGAGGGCTTTCCAAGTTCAAGTTGGCGATTTTGTAAAAATTACTAACACAAGATTTGGTTGGGTTGATAAACCTTTTGAAGTTACAGAGTGGACTTTTGGTTTAACTGATGGACAAGACCTTCAAGCTCGTATGACGCTAAGGGAAATCTCCGAGGGTGTCTTTAGTGAAGTAGAGGGCCAGCCTTTTGAAACCAACAACACTACACTTCCTGATGCCTTTTCAACTGGATTGACAGGCGCTCCTGTTATTACAGAAGAACTGTACGCAACAAGAGATGGTCTTGGCGCTCGTGTTTTGCTTAACATAAGTTGGGATGCAGCAGAGGATGCTTTTGTTGATAGATATGTTGTACAAGCACGTAGGATCGCCACGCTAGAGGGTACTCCAATAACAAGCGAGTTTTTATCTCTACCAGATACAACGCAGACTAATACCGAACTTAGGGATGTAGAGACAGGGACTTGGGAAATAAGGGTCAAATATATCAACTTGCTTGGTGTTTCTTCTGAATATTCCACCTCTACAAAAACTGTCTTTGGTCTGACTACACTGCCAGAGGAGCTACAAGGTTTGACCTTACAGAGTGCTGGGGGTCTAGCTGTATTGAAGTGGCAGAGGTCTGTTGATCTAGATGTTAAACTTGGTGGTAATATTGTAATCCGTCATAGTGAGGCGACTGTACCAAGCTGGCAGAATAGTTATTCTATGGACAGAGTAGGTGGTAATGAAAGTATTGCTGTTGTTCCTCTAAAGAATGGTACTTACCTTGTTCGAGCAGAAGATAGCGGCGGAAGACAAGGGCCAGTTTCTATGGTTAGCACAAAGGGTATTCAAGTTATACCTTTCACATCTGTTGGCATCTTGCAAGAGGAGGCGTAAACTATGGCAGTCTTTTCTGGGGCTAAACAAAATCTTGCTGTTGTCGATGGTAACTTAGTTATTGATAGTGCTTTAAACATTGATGATTGGGAAGATGTAGATGGTGTAGGTAATGTTGACTATAATGGTGGCATACTCTCCCAAGGTATCTACAGCTTTGGGAACGTCTTTGATTTTGGTTCCGTAAGAAGAATTAGACTGCGTAGCCTTATAGAACTTAACGCCCTTAATATCTTCAGCCTATTTGATGATAAAACAGAGGATATTGATACTTGGCTTGATATAGATGATACTGATGGGGCAGAGGTTGACTGTGTTGTAGAGTTTAGACAAAGCGATGATGCACCATCTGGATCACCCGTGTTTACTGAATTTAGCCGTATCGACAACACAGAAATCTCAGCAAGACTTGTAGAAGCGAGAGCTATCTTAACCACTAATAATCCCGCTTTTAATGCGGTAGTATCAAAACTTAGACTTTATGCAGATGAGGTGGCCTAATGGCTCAAACAACGAATTATGAAATTGCAAACTCTAGCGGCCTAGTCTTTAGGGGAAGGGTTAATGAAGTCTTTGCGGCTGTTCAATCTAGTAACTCTGGCGCTACTGAACCCACAGGAACTGTTGCTTACCAACTTTGGTATGACACTACCACTAATATCCTCAAAATGAGGGACGCTACTAACTCTACTTGGATCAGTCTCTTTACTGTTGACCAAACCAATGGTGTATGGAGTGTAAATGCTAACTCTACCAGTAATGCCCTGCGTATTACTCAAACTGGAACTGGCAATGCTCTACTGGTAGAAGATAGCGCAAACCCAGATAGCACCCCATTTGTTATTACTGCTGCTGGTGATGTTGGTGTAGGCACTAGTACCCCTACAGTTAAACTTGATGTTGTTGGGACTACAAACTCTACAAACCTTACTCGTGGTGGATCGCAAGTTTACTCTCGTGATAACATTCTTGCCACAGTTAGTCAAACATCTGGTGTTCCAACTGGCGGAATTATTGAGCGTGGTTCTGTCAGTCCTGCAAATAGAGGGCAATACATCAGATATGCCGATGGAACACAAATCTGTTGGACTTATGCAGGTGGGTCTTTGACTGCAACCGATCTATCAGGCTCAGTCTACAGAACAGCCGCTACAACTACATGGACATTCCCTGTAGCTTTTATTGAAACTCCTGTGGTAACAGGGATGACTGAAACATCTACTCGATGGGTCTCAGTTGGCACAGCAACTGCCACAGACGCTGTATTCAGACATTATTCAGCAGTAAATGCACCTACAGGTATTGATACCCGATTAGTGGCTATCGGCAGGTGGTTTTAAGGAGATATGAGATGAATATTAACCTACTCTTTCAGCGCCGTGATGATACTTTGAAAGTTATCAAGTCTGGTGACAAACTTACTATCAATGGCAAAGCCTATGACTTTTCTGTGGTTCCTGATGGTGCAATTCTCCCAAGAGACGCAGTAGATTGCCCTTGGCTTGCATCAGATGTAGAACGTATTAACGGCGTATTGCATCTATCCTTGATTATCCCACACGGGCCTACAGATGGTTTTGCAGCAATTGTTGATCCAGAGCCTCTCATTAACCCTGCCGATGGCCCTTTGGAGTTTCCTAAATAATGATTGACCTATCAAAACTCAAGACTGCCGAACAAAGAGCTAAAGAGGCTTTTGAAGTTGCATATCGTCAACAAGAGACCTCGCGTCAGATTTCTTACAAAGAAGAAGCTGACCCTCTCTTTTTTAAATACCAAAGAAGTACAGCTACCAGAGAAGAATGGCTTGCTAAAGTAGAAGAAATCAAATCTCGTTACCCTTACCCAACTAAAGTCTAGGTGTAATATGCGTATTAAAAACGTAGAGGCTATCAAAGAGCATGAAGACCTAAGACTGACCTCTTACCTACCAACAAAGAATGATGTTTGGACTATTGGTTGGGGTCATACAAAGAACGCTAAACCTAATATGACTATCACTGTTGCCCAAGCAGAGCAGTTTCTTAGGGAAGACCTAGCGTGGGTAGAAGACACTATCGACAAGCTAGTAAAGGTTCCCCTCACACAGAACCAGAGGGACGCTCTAGGCTCTCTGATCTTCAACATAGGTGGTGGGGCCTTCGCTGGGTCAACAGTGCTTCGTAGGCTAAATTTAGGGGACTACAAGGGGGCTGCTGATGCCTTCCTAATGTGGAACAAACAAAAAGATAAGCAAACTGGTAAGATGCTCCCACTCAGGGGTCTTACTATACGTAGGAAAAAAGAGAGAGACCTATTCAATGCCTGATGAACCTTGGCACTTATCTAAGAGCGTACCCCTAACACTGATCTTTGCCATTGCATGTCAAACGGCTGCTATCATTTGGTTTGCTGCTTCTCTTAGAAATGATATTGACTCTAGCGCAGAGGACATTATCCGTCTTGATGCAAGAACCACTAGCCTTGAAAGCATCGTACAAACTCAAGCTATCACTCTAGCTAGAATAGACGAGAACATCAAGGGGATCAGAGAATATCTTGAGAGAGATAAACCATAAGTGATAATCGTGAGAAAGACATTCAAACGAGAAGTAGCAGTAATCCTTCTGTTATGGCTATTCTACGTTGTAGAGGTAAAAGATGCTAAAATTATTGAAATTCTCGTTTGGCCCATCTTCACGTTTGTTACTGCTGCTTTTGGTCTTGACCAGTATAGCAAGCTGCGGGACAAGCCCACTGGGCCTTCTGACGGGAAGGGGAACTAACGTAGCCGCCAATACCCAAGTGGGAAAGACTAATAGCCAGACTATTGGAACAACAAATAATACTGAACAGAAGTTAGAGTTTGATACGGCTGGTAGGGTATTTCAGTCTACAGACAATAACAGGGTTAAGACGGAATCAGTAGAGAATGTAACTGTCAATGAGACAAACCCTTGGGTGATCCTTCTGCTAGTGCTTGGTTGGTTGTTGCCTAGTCCCAATGAAATCGGTAGGTCTATCAGAAGTCTATTCTCCCGTAAGAAATAACACTGCAATACAAATGAAAAAGCCGCGCCTAGGATCAAACCTAAGTGCGGCTTTTTGCTATTCTACTTCTTGGATCAACCAACCTAAATAAACTTGGGCTTTCTTCAAGTCTTCTAGACCATTCTTGTAGCGCCAGCGATGCAAGTATTTAGCTATGTTACCTCGCAAGTACCCAATGTATTCTTCTTTAGTAAGGGAATCTTTGATATAGTCGATAGCCTCAATCTTACCTTGACCATAGTGTGATGGACTATTCACATTGTCAGCAATATCCCCAGTATCGTCAATATCTGGATAATTAAAATACCCAAGGTTCATAGCGGGTTCCCCATCATAAGGTTTAAAATGGTTATCCCATGAATCGAAGTCAGAACTCCACCAAATGTCTCCTTCTGTTAAGAGGGCATAAATAATTTTTCTCGCGCCATCGAGCACCTCTTTCACAGTGACTACATCTCCCTCGCGCACACTTGCACATAAAGGATAGTCTTCTTTAGCAATCCACAGGCTTCCTACTTCTACCTTACTCATAGTTTCTCTCCCATAAATACTTTGACCCACATAGCAGTGATGTCTGATCTGATAATATCACCTACTTCAAACTCTACAATAGAGACAGGAAGCATGTGTTTCTTAGCTAGGTGAATAACCTTTGTAAGACCATCGGCCTCTTTAAGATCGCTTTGTTGCACATCACCATTAAGAACGATAGTAGAGCCTTCACCAACCCTTGTCAACAACATTTTGAGTTCGTGAGTAGTGATGTTCTGTGTCTCGTCCACAATAATAAAAGCGTTCTCAAAAGACCTACCTCGCATAAGAGCCAGAGGGGCCATTTCAATGTTACCATTCTTGATTGCAGTTTCCACTGCCCCCTTACCAAGATGCTTCTCTAGGACATCAAGTACAGGTAAAGCCCAAGGCATAGTCTTCTCTTGTAGATCACCCTTTAGAAAACCCAACTCTTTGCCGACAGAGACCATAGGACGTGTAATAACGATCTTATCAATCTTCTTTAGCGTATATAGGTCTGCGGCATAGGTTGCTGTAACGTAAGTCTTTCCCGTGTTATGCGCAATAATGCCATCGTTTACAACAAAATTGTGCCAAGGGGCTTGCATGGTAAGATCGTAAACTTCAATTTCACCTAGGGGTTCGGTAGATATAACAGTGGAGATTTTAATAAAGTCTCTGTTAAAGTTTTTCACGTTGTCCCCAGAGTGCAGGGAAGCGTGTTCTGCCTTTGTCATAACCTTAAGATTCTCTAGTCGGTCATCAGAGCAGTCCCCGTTAATGTGATGAACCTCCAAATCACTCGACAAAACAAACTTATGAGGGTGGACATGGTTGTGCTTTAGGTCATAGATATACTGATCGAAGTCTAGCCCCATTGTGTCGGCCTCGATTACCAAACGGGCCTTATGGTTCCTTTTGTATAAGTAAGTTTTATCTCCCTCTACGACAAACTTGTTCCACCCACCTGAGTAGTGTTTAAGCCCTTCTACCACCACTCTGTTTTTGTTGCGCTCAGCTTTAAGTTTTGACCCCCTACTAGGGCAATTCATGCTGCCTTTACACAACAGGCGGTCGCCTACCATAACATCTTTTGCCTTCTTAAATGTACCATCTTCCAGCAACACGCTGTCGTCTGTAGTAATATCCACATGGCCTGAATTATCAGTGCATATCCGAACAGACTCTTTTTTACCAGTGTACCAAGCTCCCTCTACAAGATTGTAAAAAACCTCTCCTGTATCTTGATTTATCGACTGAACATAGGTGGGTAAATCTACTTGCCAATCTCTACCAGAGTACCCTTTCTCTCCGTTAAACTTCCCTACAAACTCCCTCAGAGTTAAACTTCTGCTACTATTACGTTTGCCTCTGCGGTAATGGACAATGGTGTCCCCACTCTTGCAACCAGCAGGGCCAAGGATAAAGACTTGAGTACTAGACTTCAAGGCATTGATTAAGTCTTGCTGTTTAGCTGTTTTAGCAACAAGTCCAGAGGTAAGTTTTACATCAGAGTTCTTGTATTTAGTTGTACGACGAGTAGATTTACGAGAGCCTTGAGCTTCATTATCAGGGATCATAGCTTACTTTCTTTATCTTTAAGATATACCTCTAGCTCTGCGTACCCACCAATATAATGGTCTCCATCCCAAATCTGCGGTAGGGTATTCAACTTAGCTACTTTCATCAACAATTTAGTTAGTGGGTGGTCATGGTACAAATAGTATTTATAGACTTCATTTTTAATCTCTAATAGTTTTGCTGCTTTATCACACCAAATGCAATCCCAACGCCCAATAATTGTGTACATATCTTATCCCTTGTGTTGGTTGGCCCGCCCTGAGTGATTTGAACACCCGACCTGAGAATTAGAAGTTCCCTGCTCTATCCACTGAGCTAAGGGCGGTATAAAACCTAGGACAAAAGCTGATTCTGTCCTAGGCATTGTAATATGATTACGTCACATCAACAATCTCACAAGAGCCTACACAAGCAAAGGTCTGTGATCCAGATGTGTTGTCTTCTACTTCATACTCTGAAAGTTTAGCCCAATCAATGTCTTTCGGCATTAGAGCCATAGCTTTATCATAAGTTTCCTTGTCAATCTCTTGATAAGGGGCCTGCTGATAAGTGTGTTCATTGTATGGCAAGAAAGACACGCCAGACATTTCATCAAGGTGTTTATAGACAAAAGCACCTACATCGAACCATTCGTCTTTTCTGACATTGATCGTGACAGAAGGTTTATGCTCACACCAGCTACGCTGATAAGCCAACCACATCTCCAACTGGTCGATAGCACTAAGATCAGCCGTAACCACTGCACCCTCTGGGGCCTTCATGGGGAAGCTAAACACAGTTGTCTGCGTAGGCTTCATCACATCAGGTTCAGACGGGATACCTTGATCCTTCATAAACTGTGTCAGAGGGTCTTTGTTGTCCCCACGGACAGTGCGAATATAATAGGCTGAGTGCCGAGCATGAATACCAGAAGCAGAGTCGACAAGTTGTGATACTGTACCAGATGGTTTGACGCAAGTAATAGCAGCAGAGACAGGGATGCCAAGGCGTTTAGCCCACTCAGCATTTGTAGTAATAGCCACATTCTTTAGATGCTCCAAGGTTTGAGACAAGCCAGCGTTCTTTGTAGTCATTAGGGGGTTATCCATGATCCCCGTCAGAGACACACCTAGCAGACGTTCTTCTTCTGTGTTCTTAGTCCAAATATCCCGCAAGTAAGGAAACTTAGTATAAGTAGATTGGATAGTCCCCAAGATGGTAGCGAGTTTAACTTTCCTCTCTAGGTCTTTTAGGGTATCTGTTGCACGAATGACGACTTCGGTAAGATTACAGAATTGATATGGGCGCAAGATGATTTCTGAACAAGGGTTAGTGCCAAACTCATAATCAGTCTTACGACGACCATTCTTTGCTGCTTGCTTCTTAGATGCCTGACGATTGAAGATACCACGCTCACCCGAACCACTCTCCACCAAAGCTGCCCACTCACGAAGGAAAGACACAGCATCTGGCTTTTCAGTGTAGCTTACAGAGTTATTAGCCAATGCTCGTTGCGGGTTATTTTCCCACCATGCCCCAGACTTAGCATGACGCATACGATCATCCGACAAGTTAGACAAAGAAATCATAGCAGAACGACGAACACCGCCAACTACAACAACTTCACCGATCTTGCACATAATGTCGTGGCACTCAATGCTGGACAGCTTACGACCTTTAGCTTCAACAAAAGTCTTAACAACAAAGTTGAACAAGTCGATCAGAGGTGCTGGCCCAGAAGCACGACCACCAAAGGTCTTCAACTTAGCACCAGCAGGGCGGACTTTTGATACGTCCCAAGTTGGGATATAACCTTCGTAGAGGTAAGAGATTACCTTACGCAGAGCATCTGCCCAACCCTCTTTACTGTCTTCCACCATGATACGTACACCAGAGACAGTGTTTAGTTGCTCTGGGATTTCTGGTAGCTTGCTGATGAATTGGCGCTCTACAGAGAAACCTACACCAGTTCCGCACAACAGAATAAACATAGCCTCGTCAAAGGATCGTGGATCGTCTACAGGCAGGTAAGAACAGTTATAGCCTGCTGTGTTGTCACGATCAAGAGCCTCACCAGCAGCCATCACAGCCCGCATAGAAGGCATTACCTCTAGATTAAGGATAGCCTGTTCGATATCTTCAACCACAATTTCGTCGCGGGTCTTTGGGACAACTACATTAGTGATATAACGCCCGACAGTCTCGCCCCAGTTCTCACGACGACCTTCTTCATCAAGCCAGCGGGCATAACGTGATGTTGCAATAAAGGACTGATAGTCTGTTGGCAGGTAGTTACTTTTCATTATTCGTATTTCCTCGTTTTTCTTTATCATATTCTAGCCAGATCAATCTGTCGATGTCACAACGATTGATGCCAATATCCCGCAATGTCTTGTCGTCTAGAGCATTTAGTTCTTTAATGATCCGACGATGTTCCCGCCAAGTATTTACATAACGTAGCCAACGGATAACCCAGTTCTGGTTAAGTAGCTGTTTCATACAAGATCGTCCAGTTTTACTTTAGGGTAGTTTTTATTCTTGATGATCTTCCCATCTTCACGACGAAGAATAGAGCCATCAGGTTGTACGCAACGCCCAAGGTTATTGGCATGAACACGGCGAATGGCTTCATCAAGATCGTAACCACAAGCATTGGCATAACCATACACTACATAAACCAAGTCAGCCAGTTCCTTAAGGTCATCTTCTTCCCAAGCATCTGCCTCAAGCCATTCATCAAACTCCTCTTGAATTAAGGTGGCATAAAGGGCAGCACTAGGCTTTTGACCTAGGACACGACTAAACTCTTTAACCATATCCATCGTACTAGGTGGGACTTTATTTTCGGAGTAATAGTTATACCCCATATCATCTAGGTCTTGTTGTGTAATCATCAAATAGTCCTTCCATAAAACTCTGTCTGGTGTCTTTTATTCCTATCGAATAGATACCAACAACAGTTATCTTTTCCAACGCTCTTGCTACCTTCGATCCACTTAACCCTACCTATAGAAACTACTTTAGCACAGTAAGTCATGTATACAGCAGACTGCTTGGTATGCGCCCAATCTGCATCGAACAATAGCCAAGTAGGGCAAATGTCAATCCAGTGGTCTAGAAATGGGTGCAAGAAGTCTCTCTCCCAAGGTGGGTTAGTGATACACATATCTACAACACCATAGCCACCAAAATCAAGTGTTAAAGCGTCTGCTTTGTAAATACCTGATGCTTGTGGTTCGATGTCAGATAGATATAGGCACTCACCATGACCGCCTGTCAAATCCCAGATGTGCTTAACCAATCGACCATCGCCCGCACAAGGTTCTACATAATCAAAAGTGTACGGAAGATGGTCAATAAGTGGAACTACAGCTTCTATTGGGGTTGGGTAATAGCTACGAGGTAGCCTCTCAAAGTCACTGCGTTTACCCAACTTTAACTCCCATACTCTTTCCTCAAGGCTTCCATAGACACCCACTCAAGATCGTAGTCACCATTCTCTACTTCACGCTTGATAACAAAACCTTTACGCCACTCCTGATTTGCTTGACCAGCCCAACTTTCTTCTGCACCCTTAAAACAACCAACAACAAGGCCATGAATTGGGTTAGGACGAGCATCACCTTTATAGTGGTAGTCAAACTTGTGGGTATGCCCTACAGTGATGCTGCAAGCCAATTTCTCTACCAGAGAGCCACCATGATTTTTAGTAGCCATAGCCCTGTTGTCGTTACCACTAGCAACATAATGGCCGTAAGTAATACCATCATACGACACGAGTGCTGGCGCGGAGTTTTTGTATTCGTGGTATTCGTCAAACCAGAAGTCTGTTTGAAGATGCCCGAAGGAAATCCCGTATTTTGATCCCTCAAGTCTTGGGTCATGTGCTATAGCCTTCTTAATTCTATGTTCGTGGTTGCCTTCAAAACCAATATAGAAAGGTTGTTTCTTTTTATTAAAACGGAACTTATGACGCATACGATCCATAGCATCGTTGTAATGCTCAATGTCTTTCTCGTATGACTGATTGATAATTGCTTTTGGATAGTTGCTATCGTAGGTATTCAAAGACCTCATATCAGCACCATCACCCAAGTCAACTACATAATCAGGCTTTAGATCATACAGGAAATCCCCTAGCCAAGAATAACGATCATTAGGCACTGATGGATCAGAGTGTCCACAACTTAGGACTACAACTGTTTTCTTTGTCAATTACATTACTCCCAAGGGTTCAATCTTTTCCTTAAAGTATTTGACTACTTCAAGTGCTTCTTCTTCTGTCTCATACCAAAAGTCCACTTTCTCAAGTTCGCCTTCATCTTCGATCAACACAACAAGCATGAAGTTTAGATGGTCTGGAAGCCCCTCGTTAAGCAAGTCGTACTCATCAAATTCTTCCCGATTAAATGGGCCATCAATTACATCCCAGATTAAGATACGGCTATTTGGTTCAGTATCCTTTGTACTCGTCCTTTCCGTATTCATACCCATTTTTCCAAGATAGATCGACAGCTTCATCAAACTCTTGCTTACATTGAGCAATAGTTGCCCAAATACGTTCTGCACACTCATGTTCGTCTATCTCCTGCGGGGTGTAAGGATTACCCTTTAGGGCTACTCTTTCGTTAACGCGGCCAAGTATTTTTCCGTAGGGACTATTATTCATTTAGCCACTCCTCTGGGATAAGTTTATCAGCCCACTTAAACCCATTTTTGTTGCACCAATCAGCATACGAGGTAGGTGAGCCTTTACTCAATTTTGCCTTAGAATTAGAAAATACAAAACGAATATCAAGCTCTGGATGTTGCTTCTTAACTAAGAGATGCTTCTTTCGATCTGCACCTAAGAACCTTCCCTTAGTCTCGACAATAATACCATTACTTAGTATCTTGAAGTCTGGCGTGTATGTTCTTTTTTCGTGTACTTCGTAGACAATCTTTAGTTTTTCATACTCATACTCTACAGACAATTCGTCTAGTTGCTTAGATACTTTTTCTTCTAGACCAGATCGGTAGCCATGCTTTATGCCATTGTAACTGGTGGACACCAAATCTCTCCCTCATACCTACGTAACCAAAGCAATCTAGCGTTCTCTAGGACATGCTCTACATCACCCTCATAGGCTTTTACAACAGCATCCCACAGTTCGTCCTCAGTCTCACAGCCTTGTAGTATCTTATTAGCTTTTACTGGCCCTACACCATGAATACCACCAATGTTGTCAGCCCTATCACCCGTTAAGATTTGAGTGTAGAAGAACTTCATGCCTTCCTCTGGACTTACCTTAGACCACTCATTACGGCCAAAGTTAAAGTGCCAGCAGGGTAACTGAAGCATGTCCTTGTCAATAGAGGCGATAACACAGTTATAATCAAGGCTTGCAGCAGCTTTAGAGATTAGATCATCGGCTTCTTCGCCTTCACTTACAATAGCATCATAACGATCAATCATGTAGTCTCGGCAATAAGACAGATGAACTGGTTTTTCTACACTCTTGCGATTACCTTTGTACTCAAAGGTCTTGGCTATTTCAAAACGAAAGTTACCTTTACCTGTTAAGTAAGTGGTATAATCATCAGAAGATACAAAAGGTATGTCAATGGTAGCCTCAAGGATAAACTCCATAAGATCATCAACTTTAGCAATAGCATCTTCTGATGGTTGGTCTTGAGTAGCAAAGGCTGCTCTATAAGCCACAATATCGCCATCTACTAGAACGTGACCCTTGCTACTCTTTTCCATTAGAAACTACTCCAAACTTCTTCGCCATTCCCTTTAGAAATACCTACGTTATCTACATAGGTAAAACCAACCGCAGTTGCTGCCATCTGATAAAAATAGGCAAGGTCTTGTAGGGTCTCTACTTCATCACGGGTAAAAGCTAATTTACCAGTATGACCATCGAGTTCTTCTTCAAACTCTGCTAGGATAGAAAGTTTCATTGTTTTTTAACCTTTGCTCGAATTACCAAAATAAGGAAGGAAGTAGCCAACCAAGTCCCAAATGTGTATGGGATTGCCAGAACTGGAAACAGAGTATTTAGTGCAAGCAACGTAAGAATTGGGCTAACAATAGCCAGAATAATTAGGACAATCACTGTTGCAAGGTCTTGTTCGTCTTTTTTCATGTTAGAACCCCAATCTAGCATTACGCTACTTTAAACATTTCATCAGCTTCTGCATTATAGCTGTTCCCACTTTCGTAAGGTACATGCTCTGTGATCCCCACGTTCTTCAAACGCAAACCAGAACCATCCGCATACATTTCAAACTGAACCATAGCACGAGTGCCATTTCCGATAAGGCCATCTTCTTCCAAAGACCACCAAGACTTATTATCTGTGCCTTTAGTCAGGTTGACAACGCCAACAGGGCCACCATAGTTGACGACTGTTTCTTTACCCTTGTTCTCAAAGGTTTTGATGTTGTCTTTTACATCGCGCTTCAACTTCATAAACTTACCGATCCCAAACTCTGAATTACCCTCAATAATACGGGGCGAGTTCATTGGGTTAAGGTTAAGGCCAGCTTCCACAAGCTCTTGGATTTGTTCTTCGGAAGTGAAGTAGGCGTTTACAATATACTGGCCACCTTTATCGTGTACAGCTTTAGCTGCTTTAGAACCAGTAGGGCTACCCATATCTGCGTTCTGTGGGAAAATCTTTGCATACTCAAGGATCATTTCCATTGTATGTTTGCTCATTGTCGGGTCTTCCTTTTTGTAAGGTTTGTATAGTAATATAACTTCATTTTCAGCGATTCTAGACACTCACCAAGAGATATTTCTGATGGAAAGTGTACTATATTTATATGTGTTGCACAAAAGACTCACTATTAGTGGATACTTGCGTAAGTCTTGCCAAATTGTGCATCACAGCCAAGAGGTACGTTCAGTTTTACCTTCTCGTTCAACTTAGCAGCCGCACCATGTAGGATAGATTTAACCTCGTCTTGCTTACCTTCTTCTACCAAAGCAACAATCTCGTCGTGGAATTGGCCGATAGTCTTGACCCCATTCTTACGACATAGCGCAACCCAAGTATCAAAGCAAAATACCCCAGTACCTTGGTTCAAAGTAGAGAAGCGATCTTTGTCACTGCGCAAGCTATACCAGAAGTTAGATACAGGATTGTATAGCCACATAGAGCCAAACAGTCCCCTAGTACGTACGTTATCAGAGACCTGTTTAATAGCCCAGTTACGCGCCCAGAAAGCCTCTAGTAGTGCCTTAGCCTGCTTAACGCTTAGACCTGTGCCACGGGCCAGCTTAGAGGCTCCTACGCCATACAATGCGCTGTAGTTTACGACCTTATACGCTTTGCGAACCTTCTTAAGTTCTGGCTTTTCTCCCCGATTGTAAGCATCAATATCACCTTGAGTAATCTCACCAGCAAACTTGCATAAGTCAAGGTGGGGATCGAAACCCTCTCGTGACATTTCTTCTATGTAGTCAGGGTCTAAAGGTTTCATGTAGTGACGTTTTGTTGTGTCTTCTAGGCTAGTCATATCCGCACCAGCTAGAACGTATCCATCGGGGCAGGTGAGAACACCACGAATAACGTCACCATAAGGCTTGTCTACACTGGGTAGATTTACCAAAGGCTTCGAATGTTTGAAGCGCATAGTGTTGGTAAACCCTGCAATCTCCGCCTTTAGATAGCCATCTGGTGATACACAGTCGAGGAAAGACTTAAGGATACCAGCCCTGTGAGTAAGCACTGTAAGGCCATCCAGAAGGTCTACAGCAGGGTCTAGTTCGTTCAACTCTTTAACACTCTCACAAAGCTCACCATCGTCTCTCACCTGTTCGATCTGACGTTCTTCACCTGTAGTCTTGTCACGAACAAACTTAAATGTACGAGGTTGCCACCCTAGACTGTATAGCCAATCCTTAACCTGATCTGACGAGTTAGGATTACCCTGTTCCTCTCCAACCTTGATAGCAAAAGATTGGGTAGTAATAGGTTGCTTGTATTCCTTGCACAACTCTACCCACTTTTCACCATGAGAAGACAGTTCCCCATCTTTCTTATACATAACCTTTGGCTTTGTTGCTACACGGGTAATAACACGCTTTGGCATAGCCTCGGCCAGTTGCACTACCTTTTCCTCTTTCAGCAACATAATCTGATCGTAGGCTTCTTGTGTCTTTTCTACGTCTAATTTCCATCGCAGGGACTCTTGCTCTTTTGCACAGTCCATCTTGAAGGTAAGGTAGTCGATCAGTCGCCATGCTTCTTCACTTAAGTCTTGCAATAAAATCTCCTTTTGCTTTCAAGTAGGCAAGAGTGGCGGCAGTCGGGCAATTAAAATAGCCTACGTCTTTGTTATGCAAGGTGACCCTATACCTACCATTCTTAAGCACAGTGTAACCCTTCGCTCGTCTATTAAGTTGATTCACTTGACTACTGACATCCCTCAAATTATTTGCCCTGTTATCCATCCTATTGCGGTTTACATGATCGATTTCGCCTAATGGGTCTTTCTTCGTGTACATTTTGTAGCAAATACGTGAGAGAGGGTAACTTTTTCCCTCAACAGTAACTTTCAAATACCCCACGTTAGACTTACTTCCTACTAAATCTCCTTCCTTAGTGTTTCTTGACACAGAAACCTTTCTTATGACGATCCCTGTATCTTTGTCATAAGAAAATAGCTTTTCTAGAACATTTAACTCAGGTAACTTATTTGACTTCATGGGTACAACCTCTTTAGTTTTGACCTTAAGTCCACCCACAGGCGGTAATTTATTTTTACATCAGAGCGACATCGGTTGGCATAGTCTTCTGGTGTAAGACTGTCCCAATCTTTGATTACAGGCTTAGGGATACCATACTCTACGCCATACCACTCTAGACCATGCTTAACACGATCATGGTTAAGATACCAAGACAAAGCCAAAGTGTCGATCAGACGAGCCTTTACCTTAATGCCTAGGACTTTTTCCACTGCTACGATGTCGAACCTAATCTGATTGTGAGCGATCAATACATCTGCATTTTTGATAAACTCCCGCATCTTGTCATAATCATGTGTATGATGGACTTCGTTAGTGCCAACTTCTTGCCAAGAAATGACATGGATTTTGTCCAGAACATCTAGAAGTCCATTGGTCTCTGTGTCCCAAACGTAAACTTTCATACTTCCCTCAAAGTGAATGTCTCTGTGTTAAACCGCAACATACCTGCACTACCTTCCTCAGAACATGGGCGGTTCTTCTCTACCCGAATGTAGGTTGTGTTACGTTCCTCAAGACTATCTGCTTCTTTATCACGCTGCAAGTCGATAATCACTGATGCACGTTGACCAATCATTTTACAATACTTAGGATCACCATTATCATTGGTATGAGCAATAGTAACAATACCTACATTCAATTCAGCAGCCAGCTTAGACAGACGTACAGATAGATCAGCAAGCATCTGTTCCTTACTTTCCTCTGATGTGCCAGCAACAACATCTTGGATAGGCTCGAAGAACACAAACTTACAACCAGCCGCTTGACTAAAGAACCTGATCTGGTCGATTAGCTCGTCAGCACCTTGGCCATCACCTAGATAAAACTGATAGAACAATTCATCTTTTGTTAGTTTCTTGATGGCTTCGATAACAAGGTCTTCTGCCTGCTTTTCCTCAATCAAATCCCTGCGGGTCAAATTGTCCTGCAATTCATAAGAAACAAGGCCAAGCAAAGTACGCAGTTTAGTTTCTTCCAAGTGCCAAGCTGCAATAGGGATGCCACGTTGCAACATATTGTACTCTAGATAACGCATAACCTCAGTTTTACCGATACCCGTGGGGGCTTTGATAACAGTGAAGTGTCCTTGCATCAAACCCATGATCTTATCGTCTAGTGCTTGAATACCAGTTGGTACATACTGATGCTCTGGTGTATCACGATAGAGAGACAAGAATTGGTCAGTAGTGTTTAGTACATTCTCTGGTGTGTACTTCTTAGCGTTCCACCATGCACTCTTAAACTCTGTAGCAGCATTGTTCTGTAGGAACTCATTAGCATCCTTAAACTTACTGTGATCCACCCGATAGACTTTGTTCGGGAACATCTTAGCGATCTTGTCAGCAATGCTATTTCCAGCTTCATCATTATCCACTGACAGGACAATATGTTCAAAGCTGTTCAGCCAATCGTGACAGTTATCCCAGAGCTTCTTAGAGGGGTTTGCAGAGGGCAGAGACACCACTGGGTTAAGGTAGGTACTCTTGAGCATCTGCGACACTGACAGTGCGTCTAGCTCCCCCTCTGTGATCGTAACCTTCTTTGAGCAACCAGCAGTAAACAGGTTCATCCCAAAAAGTTCATCACCTTTGAAACCATCTTTAGCGAAGAACTTCTTATCTGTCAGAAGCCTTACCTTTTTACCACCAGATGGGTAAACATATTCTTGTTGATCCCCATAAGTCAGTACACCAAATTCTTCCATAGTCTTTGTAGAAATGCCACGCATAGCAACATATTTACCATCAACTAAATTCTTTGGTGTGTAATTAGTTTTTGTTGCAACAAAAGTATCTTCAATTAAGCCTTTATCCAATTTGTCATATCTCCCTTGCTTATCGCAACTGAAACACCGATAGGCGTTCTTTTCTTTATCATAAGTAAAAGCATCTGTAGATTCACAGAAAGGACAGTGCTGATGTGTTACATTTACCAAGATGTTTCCTCTATTGTCTATACTTAAGTTTTAATCTTAAGTTATCTTAACTAGTTATGATTATGAAAACGTAAGACCAAAACTTAAGTACTACCTCTTACTTATACCTTCATTTTCTGACTTCTTAGACACTGTTTTCGATCACAAATTGTTACAACACTGCAACTCGTAGCTTGTTAAGTGCTGATGTCTCTTGTCGTGATACCCACTTCTGGTTAGTCTTGGTCAGTTCTGCCACAGCATCTTGTGTTAGATCATCAAAATAACGCATCTTAATGATTTGCCATTCTGTGGCGTTTAGTGTCTTTTTTGCAACAGTCTGTATGTGCAGGTTATACTCTTGATCTTCATAGGCCAAGGAGTGATCTGGGGTAAATGCTGTATCCTCCGACACATCCTCTGTGACATTCGACATAGCGGCCATCAGAGAGTTAAACGTGCCTTCGGCTACCCCAGTCAGCCCCACTACGTCAGACGCGCTAGAAACGGCCTTAGAGGCTCTCCTAGAGGCCCATGTGCTAGGGGTCTTCACTGCCTTGATCTTGATGTTGATATAGTCACTCATAGCCCTTCGTGCAGAACTGATGTAGACACTCTTATCTACTGTACCCTGCGCCCTAGCCTCGTAGCAAGCCATGAGACCTTCACTCACTAGATCGTCATAGTGGTTTTGGTTCCTATACCTTCCCGCTAGGCTTCTACACAGATGCAAGATTTCTGTGTCTGTTGGTTGGCTATCATTATTCTCCAAAATCCAAAAACTCCTTGCCACCATCAGGCTCTTGTTGCAGATACTCTCCCCGATCAGACACTGCATTAAACGCATCCTCTAGGTCTAGATCGTATGCTGCACAAGTTACGAGAAAACGTAGGCCAATTTCTTCGATCAGTTTAGAAGCAGCAGCATCAATCTCAAAGGTCATAAGAGAACTGCCATCCTCTGCAACAGTTTCTTCTACAAACTGAACACGACCTATTTTATTTACTGTTTCTTCTTCCATTAGACTTCCCCTTCATACTTGAGAGGATTGGGAAGATTATAGTTGTAAATAAGGGTTTTTCGAGTACGCTTCATTGCCTTGTGATCTTTCCTGTTTGAAAAATCGGGGTATTCAGACACACTGTTCCCCTTTCATCCATTTAACAACAGCCTCAAGTTCTTCTACTGTTGCATTGCCCTTTATGTTATTGGCCCTACGTGAGAGCCAGACAACATTCCCCTCAACATAACCACCATTCGGGTCAACTCGGTCTAGTTGAGGGGCGTACAAACTGTCCTTGTGCGACAGAATATCCATGTCTACCGATAGCACTGGGCATCTGCCCGTCCAAATGACCTCAAGATACTCTGGTGTAAGACTGAACAATATGCCCCTTTTAGCGCAGTCCTGTCTTTTTGCGCTGCATTTGAATTTAAATGGGTTTTTCTTTCTCCACTCCCTTTGAGAGTTGTTGTCCCTTTCCTTTTCACGCCTCGCCATGAACCAATGCCTTCCAACTTACAGGAAACAAGTTAGACATAACTTCGTCAATTTGCTGTGCGACAAGCCTTGTTTCGTATTGGGTATCACCTTTAAGGCGCAATACACACATACTAGCAAAGGCATCGAGAGACCCAGACCAATAAAATTCAGTCATTGTCGATTGAGGTAGAACCATACGTGCTTGCTCTGGTGCTATTCCAGCTTTCAACAACATTTTGTAAGAAACTAAAGCTACGACTTCTGGAGGGTATGAATATCCGTCATCTATGGGGATAAAAGCTGTATCAATAGAGATAGTGACATCAGAACTCCCCTGCTTCTTGTCTTCACTACGTCCACGCCATACCTCTGGCACATAGAACTCAGGTTCATCATCAACATAACGACGACTGATTTCATTCCAGCGCAAGAACTTATGCTTCACCAGTTGACGAGCAACAAAGATAGGGGCTTTCACATGGAAGGATGCAAAGGCATGACCGAAGGGTGAGAAGTGTTTATGCTCGGCCAGATAGCTAATAAGTTTAGCATCTTTCTGAGTTGGCTTTTTTACAATAATTTTCCAATTATTAAGATCGGAAGTAATAACCCAGCCTTCTGCTTTGTATGCAGCGACAGATGCTTTGATTGCCTCTGGATCGTGATGTAAAAGGTCGAACTCAATGATCTCCCCCTCTGATACCTTCCCAAAGGATACCCGTGCTGCGTTAACAGTTGTAAGGTCTGATCCCATGCTGTCGATTAGTGTAACCTTAATCATTTGTTATCGTCCTTTTGTAAATCTTGTTCAAGTCTTTTGTAGGAAGAAATCTGTAGGTTAACTACCTCAAGGGTTATACTACCATATACCCAATCGCAGCGCCTATTTTGTTCTTCAAGGATGTCCGCTGCAAATTCTAGCAGACGGGTGATCTCTAAGTCAATAGCCTCTTGGATATTCATTTGCTCTCATCCATCTCTAGGTAGATCATATCCAGTCTAGTCAAGAACGCCTGTCCACGTGCCAAGGCATCAAGCCAGTTACCAGTGTGGTGAAGTGAATAGGATTTCCCGCAACACATCAACAGCGTTTTCCAGATCAGTGACCAGAGCTTCGATGCGATTAGCGTAGCGGCGATAGCCGTTTGACCGCTTTGCGGTGCTTTAATCATTTGAAGAAACTCCGTGGGAAAATAAATGCCGTCACAAAAAAGCTAACAGGGCCAAGCAGCCCACCCATAAAAATAATTACTGCGTCATAAAGATTTTCAATCAATGGGTCAGACTTTAGATCATACAAAGGGTAGTCTTTTTGTAAGTCCCGTCTAATAGTAATCAGCGCATGGATACCACCAGCAAAACCAATTAGCATCCAGATAATAAACCAGAGCATTTCCCGCCCCCCCCCTATGACTTCCAATGTATCTTCCATTACTTAATCTCCAACACTCGGTCTGCATAAAAACTTTTCCACTGCTTGCTTGCAAGCTCATACACAGGGATTTGACCACGAGATTTCATAGCTTCCCCTTGGGCAACACCACGTTCAGACCCCACAATTTTGCTACTGGGCTTGAACAGACCATTTACTGTACGGATCGTACCATCAGACTTTAGGAAGGTGACTGTGGCGATCTTAGTGCCTTTCTTTTCGATAATCTCTTGAACTGTCTGGATAGTAAGCATGTTATTCTCCTATTCTATGTAGAACAGATGGTTACCATAACCACCGATCAGTGTCATATGTTTAGCCCAGTAAGGTTCAGTATCCCTAGTGTGGAAGTTAGTAGCTTTGGTGCATAGGATGCAACCTTTCTCAAGGATTTCCTGTGCCAAAACAAACGCTTTACTGAACGCCTCTGGTTCTTCTATAACCAAATTTTCATCGTTTGTCCAGCTAAATTCTCCTTCTTCGAAGACAGTAGCGCAAATATCTCCATCTTTACCAGCGATATTCATTGTGACCTCTGCCACTAGGATTTGACCATCAGGTGGCTCTCCTCGTGCTTCGAAGTAGATGTTAGCCGCAAGGCATAAGGTTGCTAAGGTTATCACTTCTTGTACCTCTCGCCAGCAAAAACAGTTACCCCATTGCCAGTAAAAGTCTTTTTAGTTCCGTCAAGATAGTGTACAATAATGTCAGGGTCTTCCCAACCATATTCATCAGCTAGGTTTTGTAGATAAGTGTCCATACCCTCACAATCAAGTTCATAATAATCTTTGTACCAGCGATCACCACAACATTTACAATCAATACCTTCTTCTACTCCATCATAATAGATACCAAAGTAAGATGCTTTACTTTCCGCTTCCTCTTTATTCTTAGCTTCAATTACAACACGATGTGAAAGGTTCTCATTTACAACAAAACTTCCACCAGAGTTGTTTTGATCCCACATATAAAAAGCCATTGTTTATCCTTTCATTATTACTTTAGGGCAGTTGCTAAGGTTATCATTCCCACAACCCCATCTCCTCTGCCATGGTCTTATAGTAGTAGTCAGTCTGAACCTCAAAACTTGCCCGTAGGAATGGGATATGGTG